ATAACAATCCTAACTACATATGTTATAAAGATGATTTTATTTATAACACACTACCTTCAGCAGAATGGTCAACATCTATCGCAGATGCTGGTGCAGCAGCTGGAATATCTAACGAAGTAGGTGGCGCGGTAACTTTAACTTCAGCTAATACAACAGATAATAATGGATTAGCTTTAGTAAAAACTGCAAACACGTTTCAAGCGGTGGCTGAGACTAGAAACAGTTCAGGAGCGATCACTAACCCTGGAACAATTATTTGGTACGAAGCGAGAATCAAAAATAATGATGCTAACGCTACTGACTATGGAACTGGATTAGTTGAAACTTTTACTGGAAGTTCAGGATGGAGATCTGCAAACAGAATCTCGATCGAATCTAACAATGGTGAACAGTTTTACAGATTTGTAACTAAAAATGCTTCAGGAACAAATCAAGTTCAACACACCTCACATACTATTGTAGATGATCAATATGATACAGTAGGTTTTAGATGTGACAGGGCAGGAAAAGTTGAGTTTTTTGTAAACAGAGAATTAGCAGCTACTGTTACAGCAAACATTAATACTGATGATATGCAAATGTTTGCAGCTTCAGTATCAGCTTCTGCATCTGGACAGAGAGTAACAACATTAGATTATATTAGTACAACTCAGAACAGAAATGCTTCTGAATTAATTGGTAAAATCTAATAATTAATTAGTGGCTCCTTCGGGAGCCACAAACTGAAGGAGAATTTATGGCAGTAAAAGCCGATATACAAGCAACTAGATCAGCAGCAGCTGCAGGTAGTGCAGCAATTATTTCTCAACCAGTGAGATTGAAAGGAATAATTATAGCATCAAGTGGAGGAGGTGCAGGAGTATTAGAATTAAGCACCACTTCAAATTCAGGTGAGACTTTGTTTCAAGCTGACGTACCATCAGGAGATGTAATTAATTTTAATTTTCCAGAAGATGGAATTTTGTTTCCAAAAGGAATATTTTGTAAAACAAAAACACATGTAACTGCATATACTTTGTTAACAGATAAATTCTCTGGACCAAATCTAACTACTACTAATGGATAATCATGAGTGGTGGAGGAAGTTTTACATCTGATCAATCGGTTGCTCACGCAACTAGCACTACTCAAATGGTAGCTTTAAATAAAAGAGCTAGATTGACATCAATACAAGCGAAAGGAAATTCTGCAAACGGTTCAATAATTTTCAGAAGCGGAGGTGGATCTGGAACTACTGTGGCTACTTATTTATTTGGTGAAGAGGGTCTAGATATGTACTTACCTGGTTCAGGTATTTTATTTGAAAGTGGTATTCATGCTACGATTGCTAATACTGGTGGCGTAACAATAACGTTTACGTAAGATGTATAAAAAATTTGAAGCTATGAGAAAAGGTGGAGATGTAATGCCACCAAGAAATAAAAAAAATTTTAGACCTACAAAAAAAGGTGCTGGAATGACTGCAGCAGGAGTTGCTGCTTATAGAAGAGCTAACCCTGGTTCTAAATTAAAAACAGCCGTTACTGGAAAAGTCAAACCTGGGTCAAAAGATGCAAAGCGTAGAAAGAGCTTTTGTGCTAGAAGTTTAGGACAAATGAAAAAGTTTCCTAAAGCAGCAAAAGATCCTAATTCTAGACTGAGACAGGCTAGGAGAAGATGGAAATGTTAAATGGCTTATTTAAACGCAAATTTACCACCAATATATTGTAAAGTAAGAAAGGAGTATCTTTATGACCTTAAAGAACATCATGGAGAAAGTGAAGACTGTGTTATCTTTGGCCTTACAAGTATTTCAGGCAGGGCTATCTTATTTAATATCATGTTACCCAACGGTGCGTGTTATTGGCGTTTGCCTATATCAGCGTTCTTTCAAAAATCATATGATAGAACCTCTGTGCCGGATATGCAGACGCACGAGCTTGAATTGTGGAACTGTTTTAGTTATTGGCCTAGTGTTACTTGCTTTGATTGGTTGGATGGTGTAAAGGGCAAGTTTCTTGGTCTTAATAAAAAATTCTATCATGGTAAATATTTATTTACGATTGATTGGGCTCATCCAGATGTTAACATTTTGGATACAGAGCATTCTGAAATCCCTCAAGAACATAAGTGTGCACATATATTGGAGCTTGATAACGGCAATTTTGCTGCTCAGCCTAACAATCGCCTTTTGTGGCACATTAATAGTTATACTACTGATAACAGTTGGCCAGATTATAAAGTTCAAAATACTTATTGGGATGCAGAGGGGACTAGCATGGTTACAGAAGATTCTGATAAAATGTTCTATCAAATGGAAGAAGTAAAAGATTTTACTAAAGATGAATAATTATATGGAGCATAATTATGAATTACAGGTTTACTGCAATTTTAATTATTTTAATTTGTTTACTCGCTATATTTGTAAGACCTCAACAGCACTCGTTGAAAGTTGATCCAAAAAATTATATAATCCCTTTACCAAAACCTAAAACAAATGAGTAAGAAACCTTTAAATATATCTGAAGAAGCTGCCGTGCAAATGCCTATGAAAACGGTTGCTAGTTTGATCGCGCTAGTTGCAATTGGCACTTGGGCTTATTTTGGGCTGCATGAAACATTAAATAACCACGCTACAAAAATAGAGTTGATGCAAAAAGACTTAGAGCAGAACTCAGAGTTTAGAATTAAATATCCACGTGGAGAACTTGGTCAATCAAGTGGAGAGGCAGAGCTTTTTATGTTAGTTGAGCATTTAGCAGGTGTATTAGAAGAGGTAGATAAAGAAGTTAAGAGCATGAGAAATAATGCAGTCAACATAGAATTTTTAAAAGACAGAACAAAAAAACTTACAGAGGATGTAGAAAAATTAATTAGAAATGGTAATGGGTCACATTAATGGTTGAATTAGTTTTTGCACTATTACTCATACAGGACCATAAAATTATAGAACATCGTTATCACGAGTCTTTATCTCAATGTATGAAAGCTAAACGTTATGCTATGAAAGATAAAAGCTCTAAAGACAGAGTTGTTTATAAATGTATTAAATCTAAAGCAAACGTAGAAATATATATGGGTGAAAAGAAAATTACTTCATTAATATTAGACTAATGAAAAAAGTTAACAAATATGCTAAAAAGGTAAGAACACCAATGTTTAAATTACGTGTAATCAAAAGTAAAAAAATATATAATAGAAAAAAAAATGAATCTTACACGTAATTTTAGCTTATTAGAGCTAACCAAAAGTGACACTGCTATCAGAAAGGGCATTGACAATAATCCCAATGCTGATCAGATAGAAAAATTAAAATTATTATGTGAAAATATTCTTCAGCCAGTCCGTGACCATTTCGGCAGAGTTAAAGTGACGAGCGGCTATCGTAGTCCAGATTTATGTGTTGCAATTGGTAGCTCCGTAAATTCGCAACATGCAAAAGCGGAGGCAGCGGACTTTGAATGTCCAGGCATAGATAATGTCAAACTTTTTGATTGGATTAAATCTAACCTTGAACCAGATCAATTGATCCTCGAGTTCTACACTCCTGGCGAAACCAACTCGGGATGGATCCACTGCAGCTGGATACCAGAAGGCAGACGTGCATCATTCTTACATGCATATAGATCAGAAGGTAAAACAAAATATAAACCTATACTTGGTAAGGCAAAAGATATATTTATTATGTAAATGAATTTAAAAGTTGTTGATAACTTCCTGCCAGAAAAGTTACATAAAAAAATGGTGAAGAAGTGGTCGTAAATAGTGTTGATAATAGATTTGTAACTTTTGACTCGAATATAAAACATAAAGTCGTGTATCAAACAGATACTTGGCGCAGAATAGTGATTAATATGAATTATTTTTGCTAGATTAAAATAAATGATTTAGTGATGGTATCTGGAAATACTACCTTAAAAATGCTATAATTTTAAAAGGAGTAAATATGCCACTTAACAAAAAAGGAAAAAAAATCATGAGTTCTATGAAAGAACAATATGGAGATAAAAAAGGTAAGGCAGTTTTTTACGCTTCAATCAACAAAGGTAAAATAAAAGGTGTAAAAAAAGCAGCTATGGGTAGGGCTATGTTTAGACAAACAACTTCAAAAGCACCAGGCGATGCTCAAATGAAAGTTAAAGAACCTTACTTTGGTAGTTACATAAATTCAGAAATTGACGGTACAAAAATTTCTAATAAAAGTTATGAAAAATATTACGGTAATTTATTGAAAGGATTTAAAAATGGCTAGAGATAAATCGGGACCTAAAAAAATTGGATTACAAGTGCCCAAAATAGTTGTGAGGGCAGCGGGTAATGATCCAAGAAGAATAAAAAAAATTAAAGAAATATTTGGTAGAAAAAAACAAATGAAATTTCCAGGCATGAAAATGGGTGGCTTGTCAGATTATTATAAGGATATATTATAATGGCAACTTCTGGAACTACATCATTTAATTTAAATATCGATGATATAATTCAAGAAGGTTATCAAAGATGTGCTGTAACTACGACATCTGGGTATGATCTAAGATCTGCTCGTAGAAGTTTAGATTTAATGTTTGCAGAATGGGGTAATAGAGGCATACATTTATGGAAAGTTGATTTACAAGAAAACGCTTTAGTCTCTGGTCAAGCTGAATATACTGTCAATTCAAACGTAAGTGATGTACTTGAAGCTTTTATATCTTCTACTGCAGCTGCAAGTAATAATGCAAATACACAAGATGTATCATTAACTAAAATTGATAGATCAGCTTATGCTGCTTTACCAAACAAATTAGCATTAGGTCAACCATCACAATATTATGTAGAAAGAGAAACAACACCAAAAATTTATTTATATCAAGCACCTGATTTAAATACTTATACAACTTTAAAATACTATGTTATTAAAAGAATAGAAGATGCAGGTGCATACTCAAACGATGCTGATGTAGCATTTAGATTTTTACCTTGTATGTGTGCGGGACTTTCTTATTATTTATCGATGAAAGTTGCTCCAGGGATGACACAACAAAATAAATTAATATATGAAGATGAATTAAAAAGAGCTTTAGATGAAGATGGACAAAGAACATCTACTTTTATAACACCTCAATCATTCTATCCTACAGGAGTATAACATGGCAAAATATGCAACAGGTAAAAGAAGTAAAGCTATATCAGATAGATCTGGTATGGAGTTTCCATATACTGA